TGTTTGCATTTTGCATGGGGGGGTAGGGCCTTGGGGGAAGGGCCTTCGTGGACGATGGTGTCAGAAGAATTTTTTTATTTTTTATGCAACATGCAAACAGCCCACTAGCAAAAAGCAAAATCATGATTATCTCTATGGCTAGTGTTTAACAATCGGCAGAATATTACAGACAAGCAATATTGCTTATCATCAATTAAGGACTACGATCATGTGGACAACACCAGCAGCTACAGAAATGCGTTTCGGTTTTGAAGTGACAATGTACGTAATGAACAAGTAATGTAAAATAGTTGCGACTTTTATTCAAAGTCGTACAATAAAGTCGGGGCGGTTAAGCCGACACTAGAGGATGTAGTAAGTAACGAGTTTTTCGGCTTTCTGCGTTACATGTAACAACTACCCAATCTACGCCCTTGACACCACGCATGTAAACAAATACTATGCGCTAATGACATTCCTATCGATACCTTTTACGCCACGCGAGGTAAAAGCCACCGAATCGCGTTTACAGAAAATATACGACGCAGCCAAGCTGGGTCTGAAGAATGACTCTTTGGCCCTCGCTGCGGGCATGTTGCCGTCCGAGTACCGGCAACTGTGCCAGCTAGACCCCGTGGCGGAGATGGCGGCGCAGAAAGGTAAGGCAGACGGTGAACTGGAGATGGCCCAGGTGTTAATCAAGTCAGCCAAGGACGGTGACGCTAAGTCGGCACTAGCCGTGCTACAGCATGCACACGCGTGGACGGCCAAGACCGAGATCAGTGTGGATGTGTACCAAAAGATAAGTATTACTCAGGCCTTAGCAGAGGCTCAATCAAGAATTATAGAAGGGACGGTGGTGGACAATGGCTAATCTAGGGTTTAAACAATTTCAATCTCCAATGCAACCTAACATGAATTTTGGGCAGAATCGACAATCGCCCTTCTACAATAGGCCTTATTCACCCGATCAAGATGAAGAAGAGCAATACGCGCCTCAAGCTCCACAAGCACCTCAAGCGCCACAAGCACCTCAAGCTAATATGGGCGGTAATGCCCCGCAAATGGGTAGAGCTATGTTTGGATCAATACCGATTCAAAGAAGCCCACAAATGGAACAATACTTGCAACAAATTAGACAGCAAATGATGGATAACAGAAGATACACAAATCCTTTTGCTTGGCTTAACAACCGAAACAATCAAAACAATCAAAACAATGTTAATAATTTAATGCCTACCGGCATACGCAATAGCTTATTTACGTTATATAACCGCAGGTAAGGTAAGTGCAACTACCTATATATAGTTCGGACGAAGAACAACTCCTCATGTCAAGGCTGTGGGATCCGCGTGTTGCGGACGACCCTGAAGCGTTCGTGCTGTTCGCGTTCCCGTGGGGCCAACCTAACACGCCACTAGCTAAGTTCAAAGGGCCACGCACCTGGCAGCGCGAGGTGTTAAGGACAATAGCCAAGCACATTAAGGACAACCGAGGCGAGGTCGACATGTCGACACTGCGTGAGGCGGTCTCCAGCGGACGGGGTATTGGGAAGTCGGCGCTAGTGTCATGGCTCATAATGTGGATGTTATCGACACGGATAGGCAGCAGTGTTGTCGTCAGCGCCAACAGTGAGTCACAACTAAGGTCGGTCACCTGGGGTGAGTTGACTAAGTGGCAGGCCATGATAATAAACTCACACTGGTGGGAAATCAGTGCGACCAAGCTGGTGCCGGCGAAATGGGTGTGTGAGCTAGTGGAGCGTGACTTGAAAAAAGGTACGCGGTACTGGGCGGCAGAAGGCAAACTGTGGTCGGAGGAGAATCCTGACAGTTACGCCGGTGTCCACAACCACGACGGGATGATGTTGATATTTGACGAGGCAAGCGGTATACCTGACACGATATGGTCAGTGGGCGCAGGTTTCTTTACAGAGAACATATTAGATCGGTATTGGTTTGCGTTCAGCAACCCGCGTCGCAACCAAGGGTATTTCTTTGAGTGCTTTAACTCTAAACGGGACTTTTGGCATGGACGACAAATTGATGCGAGACAGGTCGAGGATACGGATAAAGCGGTATATGAACAGATTATTGCCGAGTATGGTGAAGACTCTGCACAGGCGCGGGTCGAGGTATACGGTGAGTTTCCATCGGCAGGTGAAGACCAGTTTATCAGTCCGACATTGGTCGAGGACGCTTTCAAACGTGAGAGATATAAGGATACGTCTGCGCCGATTGTTATCGGGGTCGACCCTGCAAGAGGCGGGGCGGATAGCACGGTCATCGTCGTTCGCCAAGGCCGTGACATCGTGGCCATAAAACGCTACCAAGGCGAGGACACAATGACTGTCGTTGGCCGGGTAATTGAGGCCATAGAAGAATACAAACCAGTAATGACCGTCATCGATGAGGGGGGCTTAGGGTACGGGATATTAGACAGGCTAACCGAGCAACGGTACAAGGTGCGCGGTGTGAACTTCGGATCACGGGCTAAGAACTCGATAATGTGGGGCAACAAGCGGGCCGAGATGTGGGGCGCGATGCGGGAGTGGTTACGCAGCGCCAGCATACCGGAGGATAGGAAATTAAAATCGGACTTGACAGGCCCGATGAAAAAGCCTAACAGCAGCGGGACGATATTCTTAGAAGGTAAGAAAGAGATGAAGGCCAGGGGCATGGCAAGCCCGGACGCAGCCGATGCGTTATGCGTGACATTTGCGTTCCCAGTAGCCCATCGAGAATATAGGGTTGACAACGCGCCCCGTAAGTCGTATGCTAATGGTAGCGGAGCATCCAGCTCTTGGATGGGGAGTTAGCTATGCCATTAAAAAAATCATCTAGTAAAGAAGCCTTCCGTGCTAATGTTAAGGCCGAGATAGACGCAGGTAAAAAGCCAGCTCAAGCTGTCGCTATTGCGTACTCTGTTAAACGTGAATCAACTAAAAAAGGCAAAAAATGAAATTAAAACCTTTCGGTGAACGAATTGTAGTAAAGCAAAAAGAAGAAGAACTAACAACGGCCAGTGGCATTGTACTGGCCAAGCAAGCAGAGAAGAAGTTTGAAGGTGTGATTGTTGCAGCAGGCCAGGGCGCCATATTAGATAATGGCACGGTCAGAGCGATGACAGTTAAAGTAGGTGACACAATACTGTTCGGTGAGTATTCAGGACAGAAGTTTAAATACGAAGACGAAGACTATCTTCTTATGAACGAAAAAGACGTGATCGGAATATTAAATGAATGATGACATGACCACCGTTGGGGTTGTCGCTGAAGGTGCTAATAAGCCTAACGACAAAAAAGACATGCTTGCAACGATGCGAAGCCGCTTTACTATGGCGGTTTCTGCGTATTCAGAGAGCCGTGAAGACGAGCTAGATGACTTACGCTTCGAGGCAGGCTCACCGGACAACCAATGGCAATGGCCTGCGGACGTACTGGCTACCCGCGGTTCAGTTCAAGGTCAAACTATCAATGCAAGACCATGCTTAACAATCAATAAGTTACCGCAACATGTTCATCAAGTTACTAATGAACAACGCCAAAATCGCCCTTCGGTGAAGGTAATCCCTGTAGATGATAACGCTGACGTAGAGGTCGCGGAGATATTTGAGGGCGTGATCAGGCATATTGAGTATATTTCAGATGCAGATGTCGCATACGACACAGCATGTGAAAACCAAGTCACCTATGGTGAAGGCTACATCCGTGTACTCACTAAATATTGCGACGACAATTCATTTGACCAAGACCTATACATTGGCCGTATCCGCAATTCCTTTAGCGTTTATATGGATCCTACAATACAAGACCCATGCGGCAGCGATGCCGAGTGGTGTTTTGTCACAGAAGACATGACGAAGGCAGAATACGAGCGTCAGTTCCCTGATGCCGCGCCAATATCGTCTATGATGCAGCAAGGTGTGGGCGACTCCTCATTAAGTCAGTGGTTGACAGAGAACACAGTGCGTGTTGCTGAGTATTTTTACTACGAGCATACGCCAACCAAGCTAAATCTATACCAGGGCAACATGAGCGCCGTAGAAGGCAGCCGTGAAGACAAAGAATTGAAGGCTTTAGGCTTAAAACCGCTTAAATCACGCATGGCAGACGTTAAAAAAGTCAAATGGCTCAAAACTAACGGCTTTGAAGTGCTAGAAGAACAAGATTGGGCAGGTAAATTTATACCTGTTATCCGTGTTGTAGGTAACGAATACGAAGTAGATGGCCGTTTATACGTGTCAGGCTTGATTCGTAACGCAAAAGACGCACAACGTATGTACAACTATTGGGTTTCACAAGAAGCCGAGATGTTGGCACTGGCACCAAAAGCGCCATTCATAGGTTACGGCGGTCAATTTGAGGGCTACGAGACACAATGGAAGACTGCCAACACGACAAACTGGCCGTATTTAGAGGTTAATCCTGATGTAACAGACGGTGCTGGTGCGGTATTGCCATTACCACAACGCGCTCAACCGCCTATGGCGTCTAGCGGTCTATTACAGGCTAAAGCCGGTGCATCTGACGATATTAAGTCCTCAACTGGTCAATACGACTCCAGTTTAGGGGCTACAAGTAACGAACGCTCAGGCCGTGCCATCTTAGCGCGTGAAAAACAAGGCGACACAGGCACATACCACTATGTTGACAATTTAGCGCGTGCTATACGTCACTGTGGACGTCAATTAGTGGACATGATACCTAAAATTTACGATACAGAGCGTATTGCTCGTATTATTGGTGTAGATGGCGAAGTGAAACGGGCTAAAATTAATCCATCACAAGAGGAGCCAGTGAAGAAAATTGTTGACGAGTCAGGCATTGTGATTGAAAAAATCTACAATCCTAGCGTTGGTAAGTACGATGTATGCGTATCGACTGGCCCAAGCTACATGACTAAACGTCAAGAGTCACTTGATGCCATGAGCCAACTATTGCAAGGCAACCCACAATTGTGGCAAGTGGCTGGCGATTTATTCGTTAAAAACATGGACTGGCCTGGCGCACAAGAGATGGCTAAACGCTTTGCTAAGACTATTGATCCTAAACTACTAAGCGATGCCGACGAAGACCCAGCATTGCAAGCTGCACAGCAACAACTTGAAGCTATGGGCCAAGAACTAGACCAATTACACGGCATGTTGCAAAACGTCAGCAAGTCTATGGAAGCGCAAGACATGGCAATAAAAGAACAAGAGGCTAACATTAAAGCATACGACGCTGAAACTAAACGTATCAGCGCAGTGCAGGCAAGCATGTCACCTGAACAAATCCAAGACATCGTTATGGGTACAGTTCACGGCATGATGGACAGCGGTGACTTAATTGGCGAATCGCCAAGCAGAGAAATGCCTGACGAAATGATGGAACAACCTGAAGGCATGATGCCTGAAGAACAAATGCAACCTGAACAACCAATGATGCCACCCGAAGGACAAATATAATGAAAGCCTGTGACTTTGTAGGAATACTATTCTTAGCTAGGGATGTAGCGCATTCCGTACATCTAAACACTAGAAGCTACTCTAAGCATAAGGCATTACGTGGCTTTTACGACAATGTTATTGACTTAGCAGACAACTTTGCTGAAGCCTATCAAGGCCGTCATGGTCTGATGGGGCCAATAACGCTTCAGTCAGCTAAAAAAACTACGAACATTATTGACTTTTTACAGAATCAATTAGAAGAAATAGAAGCTGATCGTTACAAAATATGCGACGAAACAGATTCTCCCATACAGAACATAATTGACGAAATTATAGGTTTATACCTATCAACCTTGTATAAATTGAGGTTCTTAGCATGAACGTCTTTACCTCACAAACTCAATTTGGCAAAAATGAAGATTTTGCACTCCAAGTAGCTAGGGGGCAAATTCCAGGGCATTCCGCAATATCCGTATTTGGGTACAATCCTGACGTAGATACGGCTGAAGAATCAATTTGGCCTGATGGCGGCACAGTGCCTCACCCAACCGTGGCTTCCGTGCTTAAAATAAGCTCGTCTAGTACGGACGATACTTCAGCAGGTACTGGCGCAAGAACTGTCACTATAGTAGGGCTTGATGGAAGCTATAATCAAGTTAGCGAAAGCATAACTTTAAATGGGCAAACAGCAGTTAACACAACGAACAGTTATCTTTATGTAAATGGATTTTATGTAGCTTCAACTGGATCAGGCGGTGCAAACGCGGGTAATATTAATGCAGGCACAGGTGTAGTAACTGCGGGCGTCCCTGCTGTATTATATGACATTATCGCAACAGGGTATAATAACCGCACTACCGCACATTATTGCGTTCCAGCGGGTTACACAGGCTACTTAACTACAGGTGTTATTACTACAGGGCAAGCCTCCGGGTCAACTTCTGTAACGGCGTTTTTAAAACAACACGGCCAAGATGGAATTGTTCGTGTGGGTGCGGTATCTACGCTTAACAACGGGTCAGTGCAGTATGATTTTTCATACCCGTATATAATTTCAGAAAAAAACTGTGTAGGCGCCTCTGCAATAGGTTCTGCGGCAAATAACTCAGCAAGTGCATTTTTTAATATTGTTTTAATTAAAAATTATCAGGATTAATCATGGCAAACTATAAATATTTAGCTGCAACAGACCAAACTAAAGTCGGGGCGGGCAAACTATACGGCATTTTTGTGTCAACAACATCAAGCGGCACTATTACTGTATACGATAGCGCATCAGCAAGCACTAGCGACCCTAAAATTGCTAACACCATTACAGTGGCTGCTGGTACTCAGTATCTTAGCTTCCCATCAGGTATTTGGTTTAGCAAAGGCTTATATGTAGTATTAGCCAACACTGCCACCTTTACAGTTGTCTACGAATAGAATATATTAAAAATGTACTGGTGCATTTCACCAGGGTTTCTAAGGAAACAAAATGAGTGATAACCAAGAAGTAGAAGTATTAGCGGAAGTACCCGCGCCAGCCGAAGAAGTTACGACAGCTCCTGAAACTGTAGCAAATGATGTAGAAGTGTCGGAAGAAAGCCAAGCAGCAAAGACATTCTCGCAAGAGGAACTTGATGCGGCTATTGGCAAACGCTTGGCAAGAGAACAGCGTAAATGGGAAAGAGAACGTGCTGCACAGGCTTCAACCCCTGCGACGCCTAGAGACCTCCCTGCGCCTGAGCAATTTGAGTCAGTAGAAGCATACGCCGAAGCATTGGCCGTGCAAAAAGCTGAACAACTGCTTGAGCATCGAGAGCAACAAAGGCAACAGCGTGATATCTTAGAGACCTACCACGACAGAGAAGAAGAAGCCCGTGCTAAGTATGATGACTTCGAGCAAGTTGCATACAACCCCAGTGTACCTATTACTGACGTGATGGCCCAATCCATTCAGGCATCTGATGTTGGCCCCGAACTGGCTTATTACCTAGGGACTAATATTAAGGAAGCTGACCGGATTGCTCGATTAGCGCCAATCTTACAAGCTAAAGAAATTGGCCGACTTGAAGCTAAAATTGCTAACGAGCCGGTAATTAAGAAAACAACTAGCGCACCTGCGCCTATTTCGCCTGTCACGGCTAAAGGTAACGGTTCACCAGCGTACGACACGACTGACCCTAGGTCAATGAAGTCAATGTCAACGTCTGATTGGATTGCTGCTGAAAGAGCTAGACAAGCTAAGGCATGGGAAGCTAAAAGAAATAGATAGTTCTGATGATTTCATGTAAGATGATTACATGGATAATTCAGATAAAAAATATATGATGGCATCTTCGTATCAAGATGCCGAAGACCTAAAGCGGGAACGCAATAGAGAAGCGGCAGCAAGATACAGAGAACGAAATCGGGATAAGGTTAACCAACGCATGCGCGATTGGCGAGATGCAAATCGGGATAAAGACCGACAGCATAAACGTGATTCGCGTAATAGAATGATAGCGAATGGCTCACCTGAAGAAATTGCAGATTTTAGGGCAATGGAAGCAGCTAAAACCAAACGCAGTCAAGATAAATGCAGAAATGAAGTATTTACCGCTTATGGTGGATACGTTTGTGCTTGTTGCGGTGAATCTGAATCTATGTTTTTATCGATAGATCATATACATAATAACGGCGCTGAAGAACGAAAAGCTGGGCTATACCACGGAAGTGGAACAGCATTTTATCTTTGGCTCCGTAAAAATAAGTTTCCTTCGGGATACCAAGTATTATGTATGAACTGTCAAGTCGGAAAACATAAAAACGGTGGAGTATGCCCTCATCAAACTTCTGCTAATATAAAGGAACTTTAAAATGTCAAACTCAATCTTAACCATTGATATGATTACAAGGAAAGCGTTGGAAATTCTTGAAAACAACCTTGTGATCACACGTAACGTAAATCGTCAATACGACGATTCTTTTGCCGTTGAAGGCGCTAAAATTGGTTCTACATTGCGTATCCGTTTACCGGATCGTGCTTTAGTAACTGACGGCGCGGCTTTACAAGTGCAAGATGACAACGAACAATTTACAACATTGTCAGTTGCATCACAAAAACACATTGGCGTTAACTTCACATCTGCTGAATTAACAATGCAATTAGACGATTTCGCAGAACGTGTATTGAAACCACGTATCTCACAATTGGCTTCTAGCGTTGATGCAGACGTTGCTAATGCTTACAAATCAATCTACAACTCAGTAGGTACTCCAGGCACTACACCATCAACTTCATTAGTTTTGTTGCAAGCTCAACAAAAACTAAACGAAGGCGCTGCTGTTATGTCTCCACGTTATGCAACTGTTAACCCAGCTGCCAACGCGGGCCTAGTTGAAGGTATGAAAGGTTTGTTCAACCCAACTGACACTGTTTCACGTCAATTCCGTAACGGTATGATGGGCATGGGCGTATTAGGCTTCGAAGAAGTTAATATGTCTCAATCTATCAAACAACACACTACTGGTACTCGTTCTACTAGCGACACTATCTTAGTAAATGGCACAATCACTACTGAAGGCCAATCTACTATCAGCATCGATGGCGGTACAGGTTCAGCTACAGTTACTGTAGGCGACGTGTTTACTGTTGCTGGCGTTTACGCTGTCAACCCACAAACTCGCGAGTCAACTGGTTCATTACAACAATTCACTGTAACTGCTGCTAACACTGCTTCAGGCGGCGCTTGGACTAACATTGCTATTTCACCAGCTTTGTACACCCCAAACAACGCTTTGGCTACTGTTAGCGCGTTCCCACAAGACGGCGCTGCTGTTACATTCGTTGGTGCAGCTTCTACTCAATACGCTCAAAACTTGGTATACCACAAAGATGCAATCACTTTTGCGACTGCTGACTTGTTATTACCACAAGGTGTTGATATGGCTTCACGTCAAGTACACAACGGTATCTCTCTACGTGTTGTCCGTCAATATGACATCAACAACGACCGCTTACCTTGCCGTATTGACGTTCTATATGGCTATAGCGCTGTTCGTCCACAAATGGCTGCCCGTATTTGGGGTTAGTCTAGGTAATCCCCGCTTTGGCGGGGGTTCTTTAATTTAATTAGGAGAATTAACATGGCAATTCCAAACGGCGCAGGCCCATATCAAGTATCTGACGGTAACGTAGATGCAGAAAAACTATTGGGTGGTAACACTCTTACCGCTTCAACAGGTGCTGGCATTTACTTTTTAAGCACAGCAGTTACTGCTAACAGCACTACAACAACTGCCGTTAAAGGCTCCATTGGCGTTACTACTAACGCTACTGGCGTAGGTAAGTTGTTTATTTCTGATGGCACAAAATGGCAATTTGCTGTTGTAGCTTAATGTAATAAAAAGTAATAACTCCGCCCTTTGGGGCGGAACTTTTAAAAAGGAACTATTATGCCTAATACCAAACCTATCGGTGTTGCATACGAAGACCAGCAATTAGATGGCGCTATTCTTGGCAATGCAGGCGGTACTATCGGATTTTACGGTACTGCTCCTATTGTTAAAGCTGCCGCAATCACCGCAGTAACAAATACTGCGTCTGGTACTGAGTTAGCAACTGCAATTAACGCACTTCGCACAGTATTAAAAAACTTAGGCATCACTGCTTAAGGAAAAGAGGGGGCCTAAAAACCTCCTCTTTATTTATCGGAAAAAACATGCCTACAATATATTTACGACACCCTGTTCATGGTACTAAAGTAGCTACTATGGAAGAAGAAGCAGAAGCGGATGCACAAAACGGATGGATAGAGTATAATCCTGATACGCCAGCTAAAAAAGAAGCTGAAGCGGCTCCCGTCAATACGCTGGATGTTAAACGACGTAGAAAAGAATAAGGAGCCGTATTATGGCCACTACCGCAGGCGATCAAATTAATGGAGCGTTACGATTACTTGGCATATTAGCCGAAGGCGAAACTCCATCTGCCGCAACCTCACAAGACGCATTAGTTGCGTTAAATCAAATGATTGATAGCTGGAACACAGAGCGTCTGTCTGTGTTCTCAACCCAAGACCAAGTATTTAGCTGGCCACCTAATGAATTGTCAAGGACGCTAGGCCCTACTGGTGACTTTGTGGGCAATAGACCCGTGTTGCTAGAAGACTCATCATACTTTAAAGACCCATCAAGCGGTATTTCTTTTGGTATCAAGTTTATTAACCAACAACAATACAATGGTATTGCGGTTAAAACAGTAACGTCTACTTATCCTCAAGTAATATGGGTAAACATGACTTACCCTGATGTTGAGATGTATGTATACCCAAAACCTACAAAAGTCCTAGAGTGGCACTTTGTATCGGTAGAAGAATTGACCCAACCCGCAACATTAGCGACTAATTTGCATTTCCCTCCAGGCTATCTACGTGCGTTTAAATATAACCTAGCTTGTGAGATTGCACCTGAGTTTGGCGTAGAGCCTTCTCCTACTGTGCAACGTATCGCTATGACATCTAAACGTAACTTGAAACGTATTAATAATCCTGACGACATTATGTCCTTGCCTTACAGCATTGTAGGCACTCGTCAACGATACAATATTTTTGCAGGTAACTATTAATGAAAACGCCTATCCTTGGACAATCTTATGTAGCTCGTTCAATTAACGCTGCGGACAACCGCATGGTTAACTTGTTTCCTGAAGCTACGCCTGAGAATGGCTTTGAGATAGGCTACCTTAACCGTGCGCCTGGCTTAACCAAACTAGTCACCATAGGCACTGGCCCTATTCGTGGCTTGTGGGCGCATCAAACCAACGGTACCGATGCGTATTGCGTATCAGGCACAGGGTTCTATAAAATTAACCCTGACTACACTTACGTATACATCGGTGAAGTGTTAGGCACTGGGCCAGTAACCTTTGCTGATAACGGTATTCAAATCTTTATCGCCGCTAACCCTAAAGGTTACATCTATAATGAAGTTACTAACGTATTTGCTGAAATCACTGACCCTGACTTTACTGGCGCTGGAACTGTTACGTATCTCGATGGCTATTTCGTCTACAACGAGCCTGACAGCCAAAAGATATGGATTACACAACTATTAGACGGTACATCTGTCGATCCGCTAGACTTTGCTAGTGCTGAGGGTTCACCTGACGGCGTTGTAGCCGTTAACTCTATCCACCGTGAGCTATGGGTATTCGGTACGGACACGACAGAGGTTTGGTATGACTCCGGTGCTACCGATTTCCCGTTGATACCAATTCAAGGTGCGTTTAACGAGACAGGCTGTATCGCACCTTATTCTGTAGCAAAGCTAGATAACTCATTGTTTTGGCTAGGCAACGACCCACGGGGCTTCGGCGTTATTTACAGGTCTAACGGCTACGCTGCACAACGCGTGTCCACACACGCTATCGAATACGCTGTGCAAGGTTACACCGACATATCCGACGCTGTGGCTTACACATACCAACAAGAAGGCCATGCGTTCTACGTTATATCGTTCCCTACCGGCAATGCCACATGGGTATACGATGTCGCTACAGGCGCGTGGCATGAACGTGCCTACTTAACTAACGGTGAGTTTACACGTCACCGTTCAAATTGTCAGTGCAACTTCCAATCCACAACACTTGTAGGCGACTATGAAAATGGCAACATCTACAAGTTTGATTTAGACGTTTACGCCGATAATGGCGATGAACAAAAATGGTTACGCTCATGGAGAGCGCTGCCTAGCGGTCAAAACAACTTACGACGCACAGCGCAACACAGTCTGCAACTAGAGTCTGAGTCAGGCGTGGGGCTTGTTGTTGGACAAGGTAACGACCCACAGGCCATGTTACGTTGGTCTGACGATGGCGGTCACACTTGGTCTAATGAGCATTGGAAGTCTATGGGTGCCATAGGTCAATATGGCTATCGTACTATTTGGCGTCGTCTTGGCATGACACAAAAGCTACGTGACCGCGTGTATGAAGTGTCAGGCACCGATCCAGTTAAGATAGCCATTATGGGCGCTGAGCTACTTATCAGCGGAACTAATGCTTAACTATACCCGCATCCCCGCTCCACGCGTTACCATTGTCGATCCACAGACAGGCATTGTATCGAACGAATGGTTTAGGTTTTTTAACAACCTATACACGATAGCTTACGCTGCCACGGGTAGCGTTACGCCAGGCACTTACGGTTCTGCAACCGCAGTGCCACAGATTACAGTGGATGACTTTGGCAGTATTACAGGCGTAGTTGACGTACCCATAGCTATTGATGCTAATCAGATTGTCAGCGGTACCATAGCGTCCGCACGTATATCAGGGGCATATACAGGCATTACAGGCGTTGGTACACTGACCGTAGGTACATGGAACGCATCGGCGATTACTACGCCTTATGGAGGAACAGGGCTAACAAGCTACACGGCTGGCGATACGCTTTACTATGCGTCAGGCACTGCGCTAACCAAACTAGCCATAGGCGCAAGCACCTATATAAATACGTCTAGCGGTACTGCACCGCAATGGACTGACCCTGCCACGATAACAATAGGCAAAGCGACTAATCTTGTAGGCGGTGCAGCTAATCGTATTGCGTATCAAACAGCGGCGGACACGACAGACTTTATTGTAGCGCCTACGGTATCTAACACTTATTTAGAATGGTCAGGCACTGCATTCCAATGGACAGCTAACCCTCTAGGCACTGTCACAAGCGTATCTGTCGTCTCTGCTAATGGTCTTGCTGGCACTGTGGCCACAGCCACAACAACGCCAGCCATTACGCTGTCTACGACAGTCACAGGGCTATTAAAGGGTAACGGCACGGCTATTAGCGCCGCAAGCTCAGGTACAGACTATGCACCAGCCACATCAGGCACGTCCATTCTTTATGGTAACGGCGCAGGTGGGTTTAGCAATGTTACGATAGGCACTGGCGTATCTTTTGCTGGCGGCACGTTGTCTGCCACAGGTTCAGGCGGTACAGTCACAAGCGTTGCGGCCTTAACACTAGGCACGACAGGTACTGACTTAAGTTCAACCGTTGCTAACGGCACCACAACACCTGTCATCACATTGAATGTGCCAACAGCGTCTAGCGTTAATCGCGGTGCGTTAAGTGCTGCGGACTGGACGACATTTAACAGTAAAGCGCCAGGCGTTACGTTTACAACAAACTACATACCTTATGGCCAAGGTACAACAACATTAAACCAGTCTGCTGGTTTGCAGTTTGATGGTACAAACTTTACGACTACAGGGTTTGCTACAGCTACTAGCTTTAGGCCAACAAGTTCTACTGTGCCTACTAACGGGATGTATTTACCTGCGGCTAATGCTGTAGGCTTTGCTACTAATAGTACAAATGCTATTTATATTAATAGTTCTCAAAATGTAGGCATTGGGGCTACAAGTCCTGGATACTTAGTTGAGGTAAGCCGAAGCGAAGCAACGACTTACTCAGCAACTTCAGCATCTGCGCTTGCACCTTTTAGCTCAACATCAGCTGCGTTGATTGTGCGAAATACATCAAACACTGCTTCATCAGGGTCTTATATAGGGTTAATTGGTATTGATGGCGCCGGCTCTACAAATCTTGCATATATTGGCGCAATAACAGTTAATGCTTCGTTTTCGCCAAACATAGTTTTTGGCCAAAGAACAGGGTCGACTGCTTACACAGAGCGTATGCGTATTGACGCTGCTGGTAATACGTATGTAGAAACAGGTACTTTATGGCAATATGCGCCAGCCCCTACATCAAAAGCAGCCGCAGCAACTTTAACCGCTGCTGAAGTTCAAACAGGTATACTTAATACTACTGGTACAATATACACAATTACGCTTCCAACAGGTACCGCATTAGATACTGCTTTTGCAAGAGTTCCTACTACAAACATTGGTTTTGATTGGTTTGTAGTTAACTCCGCGTCAGGTATAATAACCATAGCAGTAGGCGCTTCAGGTATGACCTCAGTAGGAACTTTAACCATTGCAACTGGTGTATCTGCTCAATTTAGATTACGCAGAACAGCGGCAAATACTTACGTGCTTTACAGATTAGGCTAATAAAGGATACATCATGGCAACTTTAATTCCAAAATACACACAGGTAACGACATCTAATCGGACAATTGCACAGAAGTTTGCTGAGACTATTTCAGTTAAAGACTTTGGTGCAACTGGCGATGGGACTACAGATGATACCGTAGCTATTCAAGCGGCTATAAATTATTTTGGTAGCGCTTCATCAGCTACGGGAGGCACCGTCTATTTTCCTAATGGCACATATAAAATAACATCTTCAATTTATTTAAACTATAACACTAGTTTAGTAGGTGAAGGGTATTTAGCTGTTATTTCTGTTAACGGAAATTTTGAAGCAATTAGATGGAACGCGTCAATTCCTAGCTACAGTAAAAACATTACGATTAAAAACATTAGGTTTATTGGCGCTGGCGTATCGTCAGGGCATACAAGTAATACAGCTATTAGATTAGACCACCCTTGGGGTATTGACGGGTTAACAATACAAAATATATGGGTTAATGGTTTTGCAGGGTACGGAATCCAAACAGATCAACAAGGAAGCAGTTTAACAACTAATTGTTTTCAATTCTCTCATTGGGACTCAATATACATATATGAATGCGGCGTAGGTATTTTAATGGGTGAAGGATTTTGTGGAGAATCTACATTTAGCAATATTACTTGTCAAGCATGTACTACTTATGGACTTCAATTTAGCATAGGCCCTGTAACTGGTAATCAAGGTCAACATTGGGATACATATATTACAGGCCAATGCCCAATAGGGATTTATTTTGGCGCAGCAAATTCAGGGCCAATATCATTTACTAATGCTCATATTGAAGGTAGCACAACGTATGGGGTACAGTTCAATAGTTCCGGGGCTACAGGAATAAGTTTTAATTCTTCTTGGTTTGTTAACAACCCTATTGCTATACAAGGCGATGCAGGCGGAATCATATCATTTTCAAATTGTGAGTTTACAGCTACTAGCGTTGCAAATTATTATGTATACCTTTCTGCAACAAGCAATTTTAACATAACTTTTGACGGGTATCAAAAATTAACAGGGACAACACCTACAACTCAATTAGTTTCTCCTGATATAAATAGTTTCAGGGGAGCAATGATTAGAACTGCGGCTACAACTGGCTCAATCGTAAATAATTACAGTACGGTTTTAGGATTGCAAACTAGAGGGCTTATGTCCGAATCTGCTACTGTCCGTGGGTCTAATTTAGCGGGGCTTATCGCAATAGCAAATGGTGCAACCACATCATCTGTAACATTTACTAGAACAGAAACTGATGCTGACTATAACGTATTTGTTCAAGCCTATATTGCAGGAACAAGCGGAACTACATGGACTCCTGCAATTATGATTGATAGTAAATCTACAACTGGATTTAGAGCTGTATTTAGTTCTGCTGCACCTTCAGCAGGGTTTGCAATATCATGGTTTATAGTTAGGTAAAATAATGGAAAAACTATTCGCACTACTAGCCAAGCTGTCTAGCCCACGTATTCCGGTACGTGCCGATTTACAAGCGCACTTTGTCGTAGGCGCTATCCTAGCCTTTGTAGCATATTATGTTATAGGCTACTGGGCTTTACTGCTTGTAGCTATAGTAGCTGGCGCAAAAGAGTGGTATGATTACAAGCATCCTGGTCATACCGTAGATTTTTATGATTGGTTAGCCACGACACTAGGGGCTATTGTTACATTAGGAGTTATATATGGCACTTAACTTATCCCCTCTAGGCGGCGCAGGCTGGCAATTCTTTGATAATAACGGTGTGCCTTTAACTGGCGGTCTTTTATACTCCTACGCAGCCGGTACAACATCCCCGCTTGCAACCTACACTACTAGCTCAGGCATAACAGCTAACACAAACCCCATCGTATTAGACGCCGCTGGACGACCAGCAGGCGAGATATGGTTAAGTCCTGTAGCGTATAAACTTGTGCTAAAAACATCTGCTGGTGTGCAACTATGGTCTATGGACAACATTACAGGCCTACCTGCCGCAGGTAGTCAAGATGACCAAGTAGCAACAGCAGGCCAAACAGCGTTTACAGTAGGGTTTACCTATACTGTAGGCAATAACAGCTTAAACGTATTAGTTAATGGGTCTAAACAAATTGTAGGCTTAAATTACGTTGAAACCAATGGTACAACAGTTACGTTTGTGGATGGGCTAAATGTAGGCGACGTTGTGGAGTTTGTGCAGTAGCATGATACCGGATGATGTTTGGCAAGTTATAGTTGCCCATTATAAGAAATATGATAATGTAACGTATGACGCAGAAGCAAAGAAAGCAGTAGAACAGCATGCTAAAATAGTTAACTTTGATGGCGGTGTGTTTATTGTAGCAGAGAATGAATTTGATTTATTTGTATCTCAAGCTAGACAAGGCAAGTGGAATGTAAAGCATGAGATTACAAAAGTAATAGATTCAATAGCCAAAGATTATCCAACGGCTATAGTACAGATTCAGAAGGATAATGCTAAATCGTTACGGTTAGCAAAACATTTTAAGTTTAATGAAGTTAGCCGTAATGATGGGCTTATTAGATTGGAGAAACAATTATGGGCGGTATAGTCGGTAGTATAGTAGGTAATGTAGCTGGCGCTATCATAGGCGGTAAAGCCGCTAAGAAAGCAGCCAACATACAAGCTGCGTCAGCGGATCGCGCTACAGAACTACAGCGTGAGATGTATGAGAAGAACATTGAACTGCAAGCGCCGTTCCGTGAGGCGGGGCTGTCTGCACAAAACAAACTGCTAGACTACTTAGGGTTGTCTGCGGGTGCTGGCGGTAAGTATGCTAAAGACTTTAGCATGCAGGACTTTCAACAAGACCCAGGCTATGCGTTTCGTATAGCTGAAGGCATGAAGGCTTTAGATCGTACGGCAGCCGCTAGAGGCGGGTTGTTGTCAGGCGCTGCATTGCGCGGTGCTACACGTTACGGTCAGGACATGGCGTCACAAGAGTACACCAACGCGTTCAACCGATACCAAACCAACCGCGCTAACCAACTTAACCCACTACAAAGTCTAATGGGGTCAGGTCAGACTGCTGCTAATCTAGTGGGCGCATCAGGTCAGAACTACGCTAATCAAGCCGGTCAAAACTATATGAACGCTGGTAATGCACGGGCGTCAGGTTACGTGGGTAGCGCTAACGCATGGTCTAACGCGATAGGCAACGCTTACAATCAATACAATCAAAATCAAATGATGAATCAAATGTTTCCTCAAGGTGGCGGGGGCAGCGCTTCATACGATATGTTGCCTGATACAAGTGGCGAATACTACTCTGCGTCTTAAATAATATTTTAGTAAAGGTATTTAATCATGGCACTAGACCCAAGTATCCCATTAGGCATTAAGCCCGTGCAAATAGAGTCTCCCATCAATCAGATGGCGAAGATGTATGAAATGCAGAACATTGTGCAATCTAACAAACTCAACCAAATGAAGATGGATGAGTACGCGCGTGGCGTCGCTGAAGATGAAGCTGTCCGTAACTACTTTGCTCAACAAGACAGAACATCGCCCGACTTTGTTAAAGGACTTTATGGCGTGTCACCTAAAATAGGTCAAGCGTATGAAAAAGCACAGCTAGAAGCGCTTAAAGAAAAAGCAGCGATTGGCGAAACAGAATCTAAAACTAAGACCGCTGATTTTGAAAGAAAAAGCAAACAACTAAACATTATGGGCCAAGCGTTTGGGTTTGTAAGAACTAGTCCTACTCCGCAAGCGGCTACAAGAGCGTTAAGTTATTTAGTGACTAATGGCGTAATTGACAAAGCGCAAGCCGATGAACAACTAGCTTTAATTGCCGCCGACCCTAGCCCTGCCAACATTAAAGCGTTAGCTGACCAAGGCTTTATGGCCGTGTTAGCCGCTAAAGACCAGTTGTCTACATATCAAACTCAATCAACAGGCGGCGCAACACGCGTACTAGGCATTAACCCTGTCACAAATAAAGCCGAAGTAGTGCAAGGCAGTGAGGCTAAAATGGGCATATCTCCTGCTGACGCGGAACGTATAGCACTTGATAAACAACGCTTAGGTTTGGAAGAACGTAGAGTTAAAATAGCGGAAACTACAGGCGCACCAGGGTATGTAAAACCATTAAATGCTACGCAACAATATAAACTAGATAAATTAAAAACAGCAGATAAAACAAACGCTAAACTGTTTGACGCATCTATAGACGCAGAACTTAAAAACATTGATAAGTTAATAGGGACTGAAACTGCACCTAAACTTCATAAAGGTTTAGCTAACGCAACAGGGCCAATAGCAAGCAGACTTCCTACTGGTCGTACTGATACAGCTAATGCCGAAGCTTATATTAAAAGTCTTCAATCTAAAGCTTCAATCAACAGCTTGCAAGCTATTAGAGGCACTGCTGGCGCAATAGGTACAATGACTGAACGTGAATGGCCTCGTTTAGAATCAATGAAGGCTACGCTTCAAGAAAGCCAAGGTACAGATCAATTTATTCAGTCTCTTAAAGATTACCGTGCGGAATTAAAAAATATGAAGCTAAAATCTAAAGAAGCGTTGAATACTGATTATTCAACCGAAATTGGGGCAAACATTCCTTCAGCTAATCCTAATATAGACGCACTATTACAAAAATATAGTCAGGATAACTAACTATGGCTACTTTAGATCAGTTAAATGCGGCATTAATAAAAGCTGATGCGGCGGGGAACGTAGATGACGCAAAAGCTTTTGCGGCTGAAATACGTCGCATGCGAAGCGAAACTAGCGAAACGCCTACTATTGAAGTTAAGCCGGATTCAATACCGGCTAGACAAACACCCGCTACGTTAGGTGAAAAAATGGTCGGGTCTCCAGCAGGGAGGTTTGTTTTAGGCGCTGCTGAGTTACCTATGGGCGCGGGTAGATTGGTTGAAAATGCTGCAATGGCAGCGGGCGTACCTGGTATTGGCGGCATAGGTAATACGTGGGATAAACTTCAAGCCATGAAACAAAAAGGCATGACCGCGCCAACTGAGCTATCTAGCTATGACCCTTTAGGAATTGCAGCCCGCGCAGGCAAAGAAATGCTGTATAGAGGCGGCGAAGCTATAGGCTTAGACCCTAGATCGTGGGACATTGCAGGTGGAATGGGCGCAACTGTTGCGCCTGGCGCCGTATTAAATAAACTTGCACCTGCGGCTACGTTAGGCAAACAAATGCTTCAAGGCACTGCCGTTGGCGGCGGGTTAGGCTTAGTTAATCCTAACGCAAAAGATTTAGGCGCTAACGTAGAAAATGCAGCCTTGAGTGCAGCTTTAGGCGCAATTATTCCAGCTAGTACCGTTGCCGCAGCTAAGGCTTTAGGTTGGGGATATGACATAGCATCAGGTAAACTTTTCCAAAAACAAGCGGGTAAAATACTTCGTGAAGTAGCAGGCGAAGACGTTAATGCAATAGCAGCGGCAGGTAGAGCTGCGGCGCCTGAATTAACTGGCGCACAAGCCGCTGCTGATATTCACAATACACAACTACAAGCGCTTGGTGAATTAGCATCAGGTCGAAACACAGGTAATGTGTTTAGTAAAAAAGCCGCGTTAGCAAAGCAAGATGCACAATCAATATTGAATAGTCTTGCTGGCGGCGCTACACAAGCTGAAACAGCGTTAGCTAGAAAAGGTACTAAAGCGGCGTTAGGCACCATAACTACGCCTATGCGTGAAGCTGAACTTAAAGCCGCAGCGCCTTCATTAGACACATCTACTATAACGTCATCTATTGATGCTAAGTTAGCAGACCCAGCTATAGGGGTAAGCGATATTAATAAACGCGTCTTAACGGCAGTCAAAAGAAAAATTGAAGACTGGACTGCTAAAAATGGCGGAGTTATAGACCCTGTAGCGTTATATGACATCCGTAAAAATACAGTCGGCGAAGTAATTGATCGGTTAATTAATAAGGCCGACCCAAAAGCCTCAGCTAAATACGGCGCAAAATTATTATCTGAAATTAATCCTTTGATTGACGACGCAATTGAAACGGCGGGCGGAACAGGTTGGCGTCAATATCTATCTACTTATTCTGAAGGTCTAAAAGACATAGAGCGGCAAAAAATGTCCTCTGTATTAAGTGATTTATACCGCAAAGGATCTTACGATAAATTCCGCGCTATTATTGAAGGTAATGATGTTAAAGCCGTAACTGATATTTTTGGGCCTGGTAATGTAAATATTAAATCATTAATGGGCGATAAAATGTTACCGCTACAAAAAATATCTGACGATTTAAAACGTACGTCAGAAATGACAGATTTAGCAAAACAAGGCGCAATTGGCTTAAAAGACATACTTAGTAGCGATGCTGCAAAATGGCGATTACCTGCATTGTTTAGCCGTGTAGCTACAGTAACTAATAAAGTTTTAGATGGGCTAGAATTTAAAGTTAACCGCGCCACATTTGCTGCACTTGAAAAAGGCATGCAATCAGGCAAAAGCATGGCGGATTTGATTAAGTCTTTACCTACCAGTCAACAAGATGAAGTGTTACGCGCATTAGCAGACCCTAAAGTAGCAAGACAGATTACAATGCAAACATCACGTAATGCCCTTGCGCCTGAACAACAAAACCAAAACGCATTAGCTCAATAAGGATTTAGTATGGACGATCAAACAACGCGCCTTAACCGCATAGAAGAAAAGCTGGACAAAGTATCCGAAGCGATTGTTTCATTGGCCCGCATGGAAGAACGTATGATTACGTTATTCAAACGCATGGACAGCTACGACGACCATCACCGCGTGTTAGAGGGCCGCGTGACTAAGGTCGAAGTGACGCATGCGTCAGGCGCATGGGTCGAGCGTGTGGTGTGGTTAATTGTTGGTGGCCTTATTATGGGAACAATATACTTTGGTAAATAGCCGTAGTTTGTCCGATTTACATCCTAAAGTCGCTGCCATGTGCAAGGCTTTTATCGAAGAATGTGATAAGAAAGGCATTGACGTACTGATTACTTCCACGTATCGTGATGCAGCAAGTCAAACGGCGCTCTACAATCAAGGCCGCACGACACCAGGTAACATAGTGACTAACGCTAAGGCAGGTCAGTCATTCCATAACTGGAAAGTAGCGTTTGACTTCTGCCCCATCGTTAACGGCAAATGCCAATGGAACGATAAAGCACTGTTTGCAACCTGCGGTAATATCGCAGAAAGCGTAGGACTTGAATGGGCAGGCCGATGGGCTGGCAAGTTCAAAGAATCGGCGCATTGCCAATTTAGCGGCGGTCTGTCACTATTAGATTTTCAAAAGGGGAAAACATTATGAAAGCATATTTACTTGAACGTCTTAAAGAAGCATCAACATGGCGCGGTATCGTAGCGCTACTAACCGCCATTGGCGTATCGCTATCACCAGAGCAAGGCGACGCGATTGTAGCCTTGGGTCTAGCCGCCATCGGCACCCTAGGCGTATTTACAGCGGACAAAAAGTAGTGTCCTCACTCTTAGCTATCATAGACCGCCTGCTACTTTTAGTAGTAAGGTGGACTGTGGCAAGAGAACAGGCGAAAGCCCAAAGGTTGCGCGATGCACTCGAAGAAAACCCTGCTGATTGGTATATTGCTCATTTTAACAGCATGTCAGACCCAGCAAACACTCCAGCCGACAAAACCACACCTGACGATACAAAAGCAAGCTGACGGCGGCATCTGCTTAGATAAGGACAACGCTGCTAAGTTGGGCGTTTACATCCTTGAATTGGAACGCAGATGATTATCGAAGATGGCTTTTTGGCGTTCGCCAACGACAGACAAAAAGTAATAATCCAAGCTATCAATGAATACGGCGGCATACGTCCTGCTGCTAGAGCCTTAAAACTACACCACACCACAGTCGCAGACTCAATACGCATAGTAAAGCGTAAAGCCGCTATCAGCGGGTTTGCACCCGATAACGACATGGTTCGCGTGGTACCCGATCCCTTCATCGTTCGGGGTATCAGCACCTACTATAATGCCGAGGGTAAAGCATCGGGCCAGTGGGTCAAGTCACGCATCGAGGACACCAAGCTACAAGAGATGATGCGTCAGTCGATTGACGCCATGAAAGAGGAAATCCCACGGCTGTCTGCATTACCCGCCCCCCCGCTGTCTAATGACAACCTACTGAACTGCTACGTCGTAACTGATTATCATTTGGGAATGCTATCGTGGGACGAGGAGACCGGTGAGAACTGGGACGTGGCCATCGCTGAGACGTTAGTCATTAAGTGGTTTGAGCAGGCCATCGCTCAGTCGCCTAACGCTGACACGGCTGTGTTCGCACAGCTATCGGACTTCCTGCACTTTGACGGTATGGACGCCGTAACACCTGCGTCTAAACATCTGCTCGACGTGGACACGCGCTTTGCTAAGTTAGTCCGTTCTGCGATACGTGTATTACGCACGATAATAGACATGCTGTTAGCCAAGCACCAAAAGCTACACATTATCATGGCTGACGCTAACCACGATCCGGTCAGTCAGATATGGCTGCGCGAGTGGTTCAGCGTGCTGTATGAAAACGAGCCACGCGTCACTGTGGATAAGTCACCTAACCCGTACAATGCGTACGAGTTCGGTAACGTGGCGTTGTTCTTCCATCATGGCCACAAGCGTAAAGTCGCAAACGTATCGGAAGTGTTTGCTGGACAGTTCAGGGAAATGTTCGGCAGAACTAAGTATGCCTACGCCCACATGGGGCATTATCATTCTATCGATATTAAAGAAAATAACTTGATGATAGTCGAACAGCATCGTACACTAGCACCAGGTGATGCGTATTCTGCTAGGGGCGGTTGGCTATCAGGCCGAGATGCTAAGGTAATAAGTTATGATCGCCGATACGGTGAGGTCAGCCGGTTAACAATTAACTCTGATATGTTGAGGTAAATATGGCTAAACGTACACCGGAAGAAATCTGTTACGACTTGTTAGGTCAGTCCATCGATGAAATTGAGGTGGATTACGACAACGAAATCATTGTCATCACCACTAGCATGGGTAGAATTGAATTTACTGGTGATGATTTAGCGATGTACGTCGAAACCGACAAATTTGACGGGTAAAGCTAAAAAACGACCTCACCAATCGCTGTATAACAGACGATTGATAAGGCGGTAATGCACTGATAGCCACGCATGTACAAAAACCTGTCAAAAACGCAGGAAAGTAGCAAATCACGTATTCAAG